TTTACAATATGTTTTTGTCATAATTTTTTGCCCTTATCTAAATATATAATAAATAGTAAAGATAAAAGGATAAACAATAGGTTAATGATAGGGTTAAGGTTAGGTAAAGTAAATTGTAAAATTAGAATATCTTTAAAGCTAGAATTGTATTTTTTTATATGGATATATTAAGAGTTTCAAATCCCCTACCCCTATCCTTTCAAACTCGCCAACTCAATTTTTAAAGAATTATACTTATCAAACTCATAACTATCTAAATAATTGCCTGTTAATATATCTATTCTTGATCTATTACTATCAAGAAACCACCTTTTTAATACTATATTCTCTGTTTTTTCTATCTCTTTTTCTAGTTTTTCTTTTGTCATAATAGTTATCCCCTTACAAGGTTATAATAGCATATCATACCCCCCTAGTCAACAGATAGTTTTCCACACCCTTAAAATTAGGTTTAAAACATAAAAGTTCCCAATGGATAGACATAAACCCCCCTGTCAAATCCTATACTAAACTACATCTAAACCATATAAATCGCTTACAAGAGCAATTAGACACTATGTTTTTTTGCTAAATTGTTAAAAATACTAATAATTTACCAATTAAGAGTTATTATTTAATAGGACAATAATAACCCTTGTTGAAAAATTATCTAATTCGTTCAATTATCCAGTTTTTTAAATCAAATCCCTTAAAGGTTATTGCTTTTTTTACTTGCTCTTTATTTTTTGCGATAATATCAAAATGAAAATTATCTTTGCTTAAAGCCCGATAAAGTTTTTTATTTTTCATTTTTAATTAACTTGCCTATTTCAAGCAATTATTTTTTAATTCTCAAATAGATAGCTTTTACCCTGTTTTTATAAAAGCTACCTTGTTTGAAAATTAATACTTTTCAATACTCTTTTCTGCTTTTAATAATTTACCCTCCCTTAAATACCTCCTAAACTTTTCTGCCTTTCTTTTAGCAACCTCATAATTCTTTGTTTTTGCTAAAATGATTACACCATTATTATCAATAAATCTAATGATCCAATAATCATTTTCTAGGTCTATTTTAATTATCATTTTCATTTTTTAATAAACAGGTTAATTAATTTTATGCTTTTTAGGGTATATACAAAATATATACCCTAAAAATTATTCCGCACTACCATAAGTTTTATACTCTCCTGTTCCAAGATATCTTTCAAGCTCTGATTTTGTTTCTCTTTTAGTTTTAAAAAGAGCCGATATTAAATTGGGATAATTCGCATTATTAAAATATACGGAAAAAGCCCAACCCTTTTTGTTTCCAATAAATCCTCTATGGACTTCTGTTTTTGTTATCATAACTTTTAACTTTTAATTTTTAATAATCCGACCTTTTAATCCTTAATCAAACATTTTATAAGGGGATAGAAAATAGATTGTCAACCTTAATTTATAACTTGCTATCTACAAATACTCTTTTTTAAACGACCAAGTATTTATAGACACTTATTACAAATTAAGCAATTTATTTAATAGTTTTTGCTTATTTATTCTATTCTTAAACGATCTAATTCTATCCTTTTCAGATAGCACTATATTGCTGGATATAATGCTATCTAAAAGAATATAATTATTCCTTTTCTAACTCATCTTTTATTAATTCAAAAACATAATTCAACAATTCAGAATAATACATATATTGACCACCCACCAAAATCTCAATAAAGTTTTTACCACCCATTTCTGACATAAAATCATCAGCATAATAACATCTGTGTAAATTATCAGAATACCATTTCAATAAATCTGCCGTATATGGATCAACCATACTATCTGCTAATTCTGATATTTCAATTTCTGATAAATTGTTTTCTATCTCTTTTACATCAATTTCTGTATCATCAGCATAATTCAATAATTCATCTAAACCTTTTCTAATCTCATCAGAATAATAATTGTCTAATTTTCTGCTTTTGCTATTTTGGTAATTATCTAAAATAGCTTTTTTTAATTCTTTTATTTTCATATTTATTTTTTAAAGTTCCAGCAAACTCTATGTTAATCTTTTGTATGGATAGCATAAAACTTTTTTATGCTATCTAACAACCGACTAAAACTCTTTAACACTTGTCCACTCTCTCAATTCAACATCATTTTTATCAATATGTTCTGCTAGTCCTTGTAATTCTGCTATTTCACCATAACTTATATTTTCATTTTTAATCTGCTCTTTAAGATATTTTAATCTTTTTTTAATTCCTTGTTTCATTTTTTTATGCTTTTTTAATTTTTATGATCTGACCTTTTTAATTATATTCTTTGTAGTTAGCACTATGTTGCTGGACATAATGCTAACTTACAAAAAGCACAATTAAGCTAATATTGTTGATCTTAATGGCTTTCTCTTATTCAAGCTCACTTTATTTCCAATATATGCTTTTAATCTTTTCAAATGCTTTTTAGTCCTTTCTTTTACTTCATAATCAATAATTCCTCTTGCTTCATCAATAATTCCACTCTTATCAATATCCCCATAAAATCCCCAAATACTTTCATTAAACTCATCTATCATAAATCCATAAACATTTCCAGATAGACAATCGTTCCAGTTTTCTAAAAGTCCTTCGGCTAATTCTCTTGCTTTCTTTTTAGTCCTTGCTTCTTTTTTACTAACCAATACAATTCCAATATGGCTTGTATCCCAACCACCACCATCACAAGCAAAATTATTTTCAAGAGATAACCATACTCCACTATGGCTTAACATTGATAACATAAAGATATGATAATCTTTTTGTTGTTCTATCTTTTTACCAGTATACCAGTTTTTAACATCATCTTCAGTTATGATCTTGTCATTTTTTACACAAAAGTCCCTATGGTAATTGACTAGAAAAACATTTTCATTATCCCAATTTTCAGGACTTTCAAAATTATCATCTTGATATATTTTTATATCAAAACCCTTGTAATTGACTACTTTTATTGTTTCCATATTTATTTTTTAAAGTTCCAGCAAAAACTTTAGTTAATTTTTTAATCTCTTTTTACTATCCCCAAAAACTTTTTAGGGATAGGATAAAAGGTATTAACCAATTTTAATTTCTTTTTCTCCTCCCTCCCAAGCTATAACCACCTTATCACCTTTTTTTAGATTACTAACATTTACATCATTTAAATAATTATTATTACCCTCTAGCTCATAGGCATTATAATTATCTATTGATGTTATGCTATACTCTGCCCCTTCTATTTTTTCCATATTATTTCCCCTTACCTTATTTATTCGGCTAGGGTTATTATATTTTTTAACTTACTTTAAAATCTTTATAAGAGATATTATAAAGCTGGTATAATACCCCTTAAAAAATCTCAAATACTTAACAAGAGAACCAAGCACAACCATATTATAGGAAGCAAGATAATAGCCAAGCATACCAGACTGGACCAACAAGCAACCAACTTTATTTTATCTCTTATCTCTTTGGCTCTTTTTTCTTTTTGGATCATTGACCAGTTTATTTTCTTAATCATTTTCTTTTAAAAAATTAAAGTTTATAATCGGTTTATCGTCAATGGCTTTTTCAAATCTTTCAATATCAAATCTTTCATTATCATCAGAAAATATTTTTTCTAGTCCAGTTATTATATGCCTTACTGCCTGTTTATCGGTTGTTTTATTCCACGCCTCCTTAATAATAGAAGCGATTTTAACATAATCTTTTTTAGTCATATTTATTTTTAAAAGTTCCAGCAAACTTTTTTAATGGTATAAAATAGTTATACCCTCCATAGTTAATAATACCAAAATCACCCCCCCCTGTCAAGTAGTCAAACAAAATTGACTTGTGGAAAACTATTGATCAAGTTAAAACAAGCTCAAGCCCAAGCTCAAGCCCAAGCCACCCCCTAGCAATTCAACTAGTTATAAAAAGGGATAAAAAAAAATAAATATAGATTAAAGGATACTCCCTGTATCTCCCAACCTACATAAAAATCCCAAAACTCGCTTTAAACTTAACTCTTGACATCTACCTATATACTGTTATAATATAAACACACTATATATATGAACCTAGGTTCACAACCCCTTGTTATCTCTATGTCTTTTCTATATATAGTATAGGGCAAAATTTTTATAATTTTTTTTCTGAAACTCGCAGATTTACAAACACTTGACCTTATGTTTCAGTAATGTTATATTCCAATAATAGTTCATTTAATGGGGGAAAATTATTATAGACACATGATAATTCTCCCTTGGGAGAAAGGGAGCTGGCTTGCAATAAGTCACACACATATAAAATATAAAGCGGCTAAAGCAGTCAGCTTCCCTATTTTACACTTGACACTAAGTTTTTAATAAGTAATAATTAAATAATATGCCATCTATATCACATTTTTATATACATAGGGAATACGAGCTTTGGAATGCTGTCTTACCTAATGATTTTACTAATGGGACTGCTATTTTGTCTACTAGTGATGATGATGAAGACAATGAAGCTATTGATGCAGAAGATTGTAACTATTTGGTGTTGTATATTTATCTCAGTTTGGGATCATCAAGTAGTATGGACTTGAAGATATATTTCACTGATAATGCAACAACAACACTTGTAGCAGCAGCACTTTGGTATCAGGAAGTTGGTTCTTCTGTTACTGCTGGAGTTAGCACAGATTCGATGTTAAGCCATAGATATTCTGCCTCAGGCACATATAGATTGATAGTACCGATAATGGACAAGTATATCAAAATTATGCTTATCGGTAATGGTGATCCCGCAAATAGCATTGCGACCATTAAAGGGCTTGTTGGAACTGCTTAATATTTAAGTTAGTTCCTTTTTTATTTCAACAATTGACAATCCATGAGCACGAAGTCAAGTTCTTTAACATTTAGTACAAAATATTAACTACAACTCTCGGTTGGTAATACACCCGTTAGTTGAAAAAAATATGGATAAAGAACAAGTGATGAACACACTTAATTGTTCAGTAGATGATAATTTAAATATTTCTGATTCAAATATGGATAGTGCTGGAACAATTAATTTTCTACAAACTCTTCCTGACACGGGCGATATAGCGGATTTAGGAAATCATGCTACTTATACTGACAATTGTACTTGTTGGCATTATTATCAAGATTATTATTATCCAATAGTAATTAGAGAAAGTTATCCTGTATATTTACAGGAACGAGCTAAAGATAAAGCCAAACAAGCATTTGAGATAATCAAGATTCTCAAAGACAAGAAGTTAGTTCAATTAAAAACAGTTGGAAACTTTATTGATTTAATGGACGAACTAATTAAGATATTATAAACAAATTTTTGTGCTAAAACTTGACGAAGTGTCCATGGATTAGATATTGGTTTTAAGCAGGAACATAACATGATGGAGGTTCACCTATTTAGTGTAGTGTATAAACACTAGCTCAAAGCAGAGACTGAACCAGAATATGTTATGTCCACCGTAGACTCGGTAATAGTTTATGTCCGCAAGGCTTAAACATGTTATGTCTCTGCTTAAAGCCGATATAGCATTTTATGCTCTGGAGGTTGAACCTGGGTGCATTTTAAAACTGTGCCATTCTTTAGTTTTTTAAAAAGAAAACCAAAAAAGGAAGAAGTAGAGAAAAAAGTTGATACTAAAAAGGTATTGAGCATTGCTGAGTTTACAAAAGAGTTAGGAATCGGTAGGGAGGGAGTTATCGGTACTTATGAAACAGAAGAAAATCCTGATGAATTAAAACCAGAAGATTATATTGAAATGCAAAGAAATGATGGTGAAGTTCAAGCAATAGTTAGACTTTTAACTCTGCCAATAGTTTCGACTCCACTTTATGTAGAGCCTGCAGAAGGTGATAAAGGTGAAAGAGATTTTATCGAAACTGCATTTTTTTCTCCTCCAAATTTGGGCGGTATGACTACACCGCTTCCTTTTATTGTTGCCGATATGACTAGAGGTATTTTTGAAGGTTTTCGAGTCTATGAAAAGGTTGCTCAGATTATTGAAAAAGGAAAGTATAAGGGAAAGGTTAGTTGGAGAAAGTTGGCTCCAAGAGATGCTCAAACTGTTCAGTTAAAAGCTGATGAACATGGTGGTTTCAAGGGAGTTTATCAGAGTGCAACCTTGGGATCAGAAACAAAAGATGTTGCCATTCCTCCAGAGAAATGTATGTTGTTTACATTTCAAAAGGAAAAACATTGGCTTTATGGAGAATCTATTTTAAAAACTGCTTATTATCATTATGACAAAAAACACAAACTATATTATATTTCTCACAAAAAAGCTGAAATAGATACTACAGGTTTAAAGATTTTAAAAATTAATCAAACTACCACTGCAGAAGAAAGAGAAACTGCAGAAGGAGTAATAGATACTATTGGTGTTAATACTAGAGTAACACTACCACCTGGTCTTGAATTAGAGATTGAAAGAGGTGGAGAGGGAGGATTTGATCCAATGCCACTTATAAATCATCATAATAATCAAATGTCAAAATCTGCATTAGTTCAAGTTTTAGATCAGGTTAAATATGCTTATCCTTATGGAAAAGGAACTCCTGCTTCTCAATATGTGGATTTAGCTATCGCATCTATAATGAAACAAATGGAAGCCACTCTTAATACTTATGCAGTAGCTCCTCTCATAGATTGGAATTATGGAACTGGTGTTTATCCTAAGATAAAATTTGAAAAACTTGCAGATGCATCTGTCGCATTCCTAAGAGATGTATTTAGTCAAATTATGAAAACTGGATATGATCTTCCTGATGGATTTATTCAAGAAGTTATTACAGAAGCATCGAAAACTTTAAAATTGAAATGGGTAAACGATGGAACTGGAAAGAAAAATGATGAAAAAGAAGATGAAAAAGAAGATGAAAATAAAAAAGCACTTCTTGCTTTTGAGCAAGGTAAGAAATCAAAAGCCGACCAAATGGAGATTGATGCTCCTAAAACTCCAAAAAAACTTAGGGAGCAATTATTAAATTTAAAAATTCAACCTAATTTTGAAGATAAATGTTTCGCATTAGGTGAAAAATTCACAGATGTCATCTGCAAACGAGAACAGAAAAAAATGTCCTAAGTGTGGGACAAAAAATAAAGAAGAATACTCACATTGTAAAAAATGTAGTTGGCCTCTTGAAATTAAAGTAAAGAAAGATGATTAATCAAACAAAAAAAATGGTAGTTCCATCAGATATTCCTGATCTTTTAGAGCCAGGGAAGAGAATTTTTTTACCTGGAAAGATACTTTTGAAGCCTTATGGGACTATGATTTGGGAAAAAGAAAAAAAAGCCATAGTAACTTGTGAGAAATTTGCAAAATATATTGATATTCCTATATATCTTATTGAGGACGAGGTTGCTTTGGCCATAATTAGAATAAAACCAGCTAAGGAAATTAACACAAAAGAGTTCAAAAATTTGGCAAAATTCCATAAAATATCAGAAAAAGAGCGTAAATTGTGGTGGCCATATGAAGAAACCTTCTATTATTACTCTGTTGAGATAATTTCTAAATTTGATCCTCCTAAAAAGATTATTAAGCCAGATGGTGTTTATTCTTGGTTGGATAGTGTAGTTTTTAAGAATGTTGATATCGGAGATCCATCTGAGTTCAAAAATGCAGATTTAATGAGAGGACATGACTTAATTCATGGACTTTGGAATACCTTGAGTGCTCCTTCTGATGAATGTATCAAATATCATATTCTTTTTAGAAGAGAGATATTGGGAAGAAAGTTAAAACATAAAATTGTAGATAGTTTGGATCATAGAGCTAAAGAAATTGAAGAGAAATTGGCTAAAAAGGGATATGTGGTTTCTTTTGACAGACAAAAAGGCTTAACTAAGGTTGAGAAATCTGATGAATTATCAAAACCATATCCAAGTGAGCATTCTTGTAGATTATCTTCACCTAGTGGATATGATAGATTTGCTAGAAAAAATTGTGCGGTTAAGAGTAGTGGAAAATGTATAGCACATATTTATGGTATTAAGGATGGAAAATCTGAATTACAATCAATGAGGTATAAGAAAGATGCTTGGAATGCTTCTTCAGCAAGAAGCCATTGTCAGGCCAAGGGTGGATCATTCCATGTAGCTTCAAAATCATTCGAAGAGGTAACTCAATATTCATTTGGAGAAGGTACTGATGATATAAAAGAAAAAGGAGTTAGATGGAATTTAAGTCTTTCTTCAAACTTTGATGTTGAGTCGGTTGAAAGTGTAGCGGCTAGTTTTGAGTACGAAATGTTTAGTAGATTTTTAAATTGCGATGTAAAGAAAATCTATCAAAATAGTTACGAAATTCCAAGTCCAATGATGGGAACTTACTTGTCTGGATTTAAGAAGATTTTGTCTGAATTTGAATTAGCTGATTGTAGAAACTTTACTTATAGTGGAAAGGAAGTACCTTTGGAATATGAGACTATAAAGCTTAATTCTCAAAAATCTAATGATTTCCTAGTTAATGGAACAAGTTTTTATAAAGTTGATGGGTATAATAAGGTTATAATGAAAATTCAACCAAGCATGTATAGTCTTCAAATTCAATTATTAAGTACAATTGAAGACAAAGATTGGAATAAGGAGTTATTAAATAAAGTTCATGAATGGACTAATAAAAATAATTTCTTAAGAGGAGAGATATTTGGATTAAGTGGTGATTTTCTTAAAAAAACAAGTGATGTGTTTGATGACTTGATATTGGATAGTGAAGTAATGGATAGTATCAAGAAATCTGTAAATCAATTAAATGCTAAGGGTGAGAATGCGTTGAGTAGAGGAATGATGTTTGTTGGAAAGCCTGGAACTGGAAAGACTAAAACTGGGAAAGTTTTAATGAATACTTTAAAAGATGCTACATTTATTTGGGTATCGAGTAGAGATTTTGACAAAATTGGTCCACTTACTGCTTTAAAAATGGCATTTAGTTTGGCTAGAAAATTGACACCAGCAATATTATTTATGGAAGACATAGATACATGGTTAAAATCTTATTCTATGGATTTATTGAAAACAGAGATGGATGGATTAAAAGGTAATGATGGAATGATAACAATTCTTACTTCTAATAATCCCGAAGAATTTCCTGATGCTTTGTTAGATAGACCTGGAAGATTTCATGATGTATTAGAATTCTCTTTACCAACTAGAGATATGCGGAAAGCTATGATTTCTAAATGGACTGAAGAAAAAATAGAGGATAGTTTAATGAAATCTATATTGGATAATACAAATGGATATTCAGGAGCTCATATTAAAGAGTTAGTTGATTTTGCTAAAATGGTTAAAGTGGATGATGGATTAGATACTGGAAAATCTTTATTAAAGAGTTTGAAAAAATTAAAAAGACAAAAAGAATTAATTGATCGAATCAAAAAAGACAAGGTAGAAAGTGATGCTAAGCACAAGGAGAAGTTAAACACTTGACCTTTTGTGATAATCTAATTAAAATAAAAAAATGATAGAGTATGCAAAAATAAAGTTTGAATTTCCTCTACAGTTATCAGAAAAGAAAGAAAAAGAAGGAAAGTTCATTTTTGAAGGATTTGCAGCTGCAAATGATTTTGATTTACAGAATGATATAATTTCAGATGAGGCATTAAGAAAATGTATAAGTGATTTTAAGAAAGAAGGAAAGTTTTGTATAAATCATACGGAGGAAACGATTGGCAAATTGATTGATTGCCATTTTAAAAAAGGTAAAATTTGGGTAAAAACCGAAGTAACAAAAAAATCAATAATAAAAAAAGTCAAATCAGGAGAACTGAATTGTTTGTCGATAAAAGGGCAGATATTAAAGGCAGAAAAGGTCGAACTACTTCCTGATTTGAGGATTATGTTAATTAAAGAATTGCACCTTATAGAGGTATCTTTGGTACCACAAGGTGCTAATCCAGAGGCCAAAGCTATTCGATGGTATGTTTCAAAAGCTATCAAAATGGCTGAAGCTGATAAAAACATGAAAAACAAAGAAATAAAAGAAATAGACTTAAGTGAGGGTGGAGAATCAGAGGAAACTACTGAAGAAGAAACCACTGAAGAGGCTACCGAAGAAGCTACTGAAGAAGAAACTCCTGTAGAAGAAGAAGCTCCTACAGAAGAAACTCCTGAAGAAACTTCTGAGGAAACCCCTGAAGAGGAAAAGAAAGAAGAAACAGAATTAACTGAGGAAAAAATTGTCTATAGTGTCATGAATTCTGGTGCTATTGATTTAGAAGACAAAAAAGAGTTTTCTGAATTTAAGAAAGAATTATTGAGAGTAGGAAAATGGCAACATAATGCAAGTAGGACAGGTGTATTAGATGTAACAAAGGAAATGTTAAAGACTATTGTCAAAAACTTTAAATCTAAAGTTATTGATAATGTTTTTGTTCCTCTAGGACATCCTACAACTGATGATCCTTCTAAAAATGTTGGTCAGGTAGCTGATTTGAAATTATCAAAGGATGGTGATAAATTAATGGCAACAATTGATGTTAAGGATGAAACTATTGCTGAAAAAATTAAGAAAGGACTTATTAAGGGAATTTCTGCCAGTTTTGCAGAAAATTACTTTAGAAAAGATACAAGTAAATCCGTTGGTCCAACTTTATTCCATGCAGCATTAGTAAATGAACCTTATATCAAGGGATTGGAAAGTTTTGTTCCTCTCTCAGATGATTTCAAGGACAGTATAGTAATTCCTATTATGAATATAGATGTACACTTAACGCTTAGTCAAATGGCAGAAAAAATACAAAAATTAGAAGAAAAAGTAAGTTTAAATGAAGATAATGAAACTTCAGAAGAAACTTCAGAAGAAGTAACTTCAGAAGAAACTCCAAAGGAGGAAACTCCAGAAAGAGAATCTACTGAAGAGACTCCTACAGAAGAAGAGACTTCAACAGAAGAAGATTCAAAGAAATCTGAGTCTCCAGAAGTCGGTAAAGAAACCGAGGATGGAGAGGAAGAAGAAACTGAGGAAGCTTCAACCGAAGAAACTGAAACTGAGGAAACTGAAACTGAGGAAGAAACTGAAGAGGCTAAAGCTAAAAAAGAGAGAGTTGAGTTAGCTGAAGCTGAGAAAATATTTGAAGAACTTTTGAAGCAAGGTCAAGTGACTCCTGCTGAAAAAGATCTTCTACTTCCACTTTTACAATCAGATACTCCTATCGAATTAGCTGATGGAAGAAAAGTAGATATCCGTAAAGCTTTGAAGAAGTATTTGGAATCTAGAAGTCCTATTTTCTCTTTAGAAGAGTTTGGAACCATTGAGGGTAATAAAAAGGATGAAGAAAAAATCCCTGAAGAAGTGAAAGAACAAATGGATAATATGGGATTTAGTGAAGATATCCAAAAAGATACCTACAAGGATTTCAAAAAAAATAAAGAAGGAAAAGGAAAAAAGGAAGAATCAACTCTATTTTAATTCATTAAAAATTGAATAAACCGAATAAAATCATATGGCCGTATTAACAACGGCTTATGAGGATAATCGTCAAGATGGAGATATAATCTACTATTCCATTCTAGCTGCTAGTACCGTTTACAAGGGAGCAATTGTTGTTACCCAAAACGCTAATGGTTGGTTAGTGCCTGCTACAGATTCTGCAGCAGTCAATATGGCAGGAATTGCCGTTGAAAACTCAGTTGCAGTCGCTGGAGAGAGTAATGGAGATAGAGGCGTAAGAGTATTTCTAAATGGTGTTTTTCAACTACCATGTACTGGTGCTTCCCAAGCTTGGGTTGGCAGACAAGTATATGCACTTGATGACAATACTGTTGCTCTTCGTCAATCTACAACCAATGGAATGTTAGTAGGTAATTGTGTTGGATATATTAGTGCAACCAAAGTCAAGGTAGCCGTTTGTTGTCCTTGTCAAATGGGATGGGTTGAAGAATCTTGGAGTTCTTCAAGTTCAAGTTCAAGCTCATTCAGTTCTAGTTCATCCAGCTCAAGTTCAAAAAGTTCATCTTCTAGTTCAGAAAGCTCATAATTATGTTAGTCAGAACAGATATACCTAATCTATTACTTGCGGGAATGAAAAAGGAGTTCATGAAACAGTTGAAGATGTACGAACCAGAATGGAAAAAAGTTGCTACTCAAATTAAATCAACTAAAGCTAATGAGACATATCCATGGCTCGGAGGTGTTCCTGATTTAAGAGAGTGGAAAGATGAAAGAATCACAGAAGGTTTAAATGAACTTGAATTCGCAATTAGGAATTACGACTGGGAAAGCACTATCGCAGTAGGTCGTAATGCACTTGATGATGAACAATATGGTCAAATTGGTATCAGAGTAAGAGATTTAGCTGATAAAGCAAGAAGGTTCTGGGGAAGATTAGTTTACACCCTTTTGGGTCAAGGTAATCTAACCACTGGAACTGGATTGTTTGCAGGAAAAGGTATTACAAGTTATGATGGTGTACCTTTCTTTTCAGCAGCTCATACTTCAGGTAGTTCAGGGATTCAATCCAATATTGCTACAGGAACAACTTTCAGTAGTGTAGCCATTCAGGCAGCTATGACAGCAATGCAGCAATTTGTGGATGACAAAGGTAATATTATGGATATCCGACCAAACTTGTTAGTAGTTCACCCTACTAATCAGTTCTTGGCTCGAGAAATTCTTAACAGTACCTATTTCCCAACTCAGATTGCAAATGCACAAAAGCTTGCTACAAATGTAATGCAAGGTGCACTTGATTTATATGTTACCCCTCACGTACCTACCAATTTTTGGTCTGTAATGGACACTTCGGGCATAGTTAAACCACTTATCTTGCAACTTAGGCAAGATATCAAATTCAGTACTCTCGCTGGTAATACTCAAGAAGACTTTATGAGAAAGAAAATCTTCTTCGGAGTAGACTGGCGTGGAAATGCAGGATTTGGAATGTGGCAATACGCTTATGCTGGTAGTAGCGATTACTAATCCTCAAAGTCAATAGATTAATTTAAGCATCCTTAAGTCTTCCATTGGTGGAGAAACTTTACTTGTGGAGTTTCAGCGAAACCAATGGGATGGAAAGGTTTTAAGGATACAAGATTGGTTGGAGGATTAGACCTTTCCAATGTCCCCCAACCATTAAAAGAGATTCCCAATATGAAGAAAAATATTTATTTTCAATATAATAAAGAATATTGGAAAACAATTTCAAAAGCTTATGAAAAAACAGCGAAAATACTTAATAAAGTTCGCTGGGATTTTGTTAAAGAAATAAAACCCAAAATTGCTTTAGATTATGGGGCTGGAGCAAGTTTTTTAACCAAATTTGCTCCCAAAGGAATAACAGTTGATTCTTTTGATTTGGGTAAATTTCCAATAAAATATACTGGAATTAGGCATGATTTTTATGATCTGGTTTTTTTCTGTGATGTTTTGGAACATTTTCCAGATTTTCGGGTATTAAATAAATTATTTAAAAAGACTAATTATGTTTATGTTTCACTTCCAATTCTTCCTGAAGGGAAAAAGTTAATGGGATGGAAGCATTTTAAATTTGACACTGGTGAGCATTTACATTTTTTTACAAAAAGAAGTTTAGATTTATTTTTTGAGACAAGAGGATTTAAACTTATCAAATCAGGCTATCCAGAGGTTGAGTGTGGGGTAAGAAAGGATATTTATAGTGCTTTATATAGAAAGGAAAAAGTTGTGTTTGTAAATGGTGTTTTTGATTTGATTCATGTTGGACATATTTATTTATTCGAAAAAGCCAAAAAACTTGGTGATATATTGATAGTGGGCTTGAATTCAGATAGATCAGCTACTAAAATAAAAAGAGAGCCCATTAATAATCAAGAAAAGAGAAAGAAATTACTTGAATCTATAAAATATATTGATAAGGTTGAAATTTTTGACGAACTTAATCCTTTGCGTTTAATGAAAAAGGTAAAACCAGATATAGTGATAAAAGGTAGTGATTATACTAGAAAGACAGTAATAGGTCATGAGTTTGTAGAAAGTTATGGTGGGCAAATAGTGATTATTCCGACACTGGAACATCATTCGACCACTAGATTAATTCAAGAGATTAAAGGTCGTTCTTTTGATAAAAATTTACCAAAAATAAAAGGAGGTTATATATCATGAAAAAAGTTGCAATAGTTGGAGATAGTTTTTTAGATAAGTATTGTCTTGGAGAAGTAGAAAGAATTTCTCCAGAAGCCCCAGTACCAATTCTTGATGTAGGAGCAACTGAAACTCGTCCAGGTGGTGCTTTAAATGTTGCTAAAAATTTATTTGGTTTAGAAATTGAGCCAGTTGTATTTACTATAGTAGATGAAAATTATATAAAGGAGCTTAACTTTCCTGTTGTTTCTCCAAAGAATTGTGTATCATTAGTAAAAACTAGATTTGCTGCTTTGAGGCAACAACTTTTAAGGGTGGATGAACCAAAAGTTTATCGAGAAGAAGATTTGGCTAATATGGAGTATCCATCATTTTCAGAATTTGATATTATTGCTTTTATAGATTATAATAAGGGAATTATCAAAGGTGGAAAAGCAACGATTGTTGATACTAAAAAGAAAGATTTATCAGTCTTTGAGGGAACTCAGATTTTAAAGATTAACAAAAAAGAGTATGAAGAAGCTGAAAATAAGAATTTTCCTCAAGCTTTTATTACTCAAAGTGGAAAAGGAATTAATTATTATAAAGATGGAGAATTTAAAATGAATGTTCCTGCTATCACAAAAGAAGTTATTGATGTATCTGGTGCAGGAGATACAGTAATAGCAGTTCTTATATATTGTTTAGCGATTGGCTTGACAAATACACAAAAAATGATGGAGCTTGCTAATAAAGCTGCTGGAATTGTTATTTCTCGTTTTGGAACTTCTGCTATTACTTTAAGAGAATTAAATCAATGATTAAAGAAGTTGAAAAAGTTTGGGGTAAGGAAAAGTGGATATGGAATGAAGATTATTGTGGAAAGAAACTTATTCTCAATAGGGGATATCACTGTAGTCTTCATTGTCATAAAAAGAAAGATGAAGTTTTTTATCTCATTAGAGGAAAGATATTAATGGAAGTTGATGATAAGAAATGGATAATGAAGCCAGAAGATTCAGTCCACATTCAACCAAATACTTGGCATCGTTTTACTGGTTTGACGAATGCTCAAATTATCGAATTTTCTTCTCATCATGATGAAAAAGATTCTTACAGGAAGTATATGTCAGGTAAGGCACACTTGTTTCAAGCTTATGACTATGATGGTGTCATTAAGGCTGGAATACGACCTCAGAAAGGTGCACCTGTGATTACAAGTAGAACTATTGATGAGATAGAAAAAGTTGATGAAGAAACTAGAAAAAATCATCCAGTTTATTTCAATCCGATTAGTTTGAACGAAAAAACAATTGAACGAGAAATTGAGTGGAAATCTCAAATGATTAATAGGCTAGGAATCGAAGAATATTTTGAAGATAGTCCAAAAGTAATTGTTGCTTTAGAAAAACTTTGTCCAAATTGTCATATAATAAAAGTATGAAATATTTAATTACAGGAGGTCAGGGCTTTATTGGCTCTAATCTTCTTGAAACATTATTAAAGAATAGAGAAGAAAATATTGAATTATTTAATTCAGATGTTTCTCTTGGATTTATTCCAAGAGAGAAACCTGATATGATTTATCATTTAGCAGCAAATACTAGTACAACATATCCTGATGATATGGAAATGTATAGGAATAATATTATGGGGTTTTTGAATGTTTTAAGATATGCTTTTGATAACAAAATAAGATTAATTTATGCATCAAGTGCTAGTGTTTATGGAAATGGAAAAGGATCTTTAAATGCTTATAGTGAATCTAAGAGAATGATTGACGAAATGGCAAAAAGATATTTTGACAAAATGGAAATTGTTGGATTGAGACCATTTAATTGTTATGGTCAACAAGAAAAACCAAAAGGAAAAGATGCTAGTGTAATTACTCAGTGGAAAGAACAAATTTCAAAAGGTGAGAGACCTGTTATTTTTAAAGGTGATTATAAAAGGGACTTTATTTATGTCAAAGATATCATTAAGGGTTTTAGGATGGCAGAAAAAATGAAAAGTGGAATTTATGATTTGGGAACTGGGGTAGCAACAGATTTCAGAGATATACTGAAAATTGTTATTCAAACATTAGAAGTCATGGTTGAACCCAGGTTCATTGAAAATCCTTATATAGATAAGTATCAAACTTTTACTAGGGCAAATCTTAATTGGGGATTCAAGCCAGATTATATGGTCGAATCTGGCATAAGAGATTATTTTGAAAATTATGAATAGAAGATTTGAAGTTCAATCAAAAACTAAAGAAGATTTATATTATATAGTTCAGGAGACAAGAAATAAATTAGAGTGCAATTGTCCAGCAGGATTGAGAGAAATAAATTGTAACCATAAAGATATAATTAGGAAATTTTTAAATCGTCAACATCAGTCGTTAGAAAATTTAGAAAGAATAAAAGAAATTACCAATGGATTATAAACTAAGAATTTTTTGTGTAGCAGGAATAAGGCCTGACATTATAAAAATTGCTTCTTTCGTGAAAGAGGCGAAAAAGCATCATCAAATAAAAACGATGTTAGTTAATACAGGTCAGCATTATGATTATGAGATGTCTAAAGTTTTTTTTCGAGAGTTGAACATTCCTAAACCCAATTATGATTTAAAAGTTGGTAGTGGTTCACATGCTTTCCAAACAGCAGAAATAATGAAAAGATTGGAGCCAGTTCTTTTAAAAGGAAAACCGAATTTTGTTGTTGTAGTAGGTGATTCTAATACAACTTTAGCTGGAGCTTTAGTTGCTGCTAAATTACATATTCCTGTGGTTCATATTGAGGCAGGATTGAGGAGTTTTGATACATCGATGCCCGAAGAGATAAATAGACGACTTACCGATCATATCTCTGATTTATTGTTTGTTACTGAGCCGAGTGGGGTCAAAAATCTTTTAGAAGAAGGAATTTCAAAAGAAAAAATTCATTTAGTAGGCAATACAGCAATTGATTCTTTGAAAAGTTTGAAACTTGGAATTCGAAAATCAAGGATTCTTAAAAAATTAGATTTAAGAAAAAAGAATTATGCTGTTTTGACTTTGCATCGTCCTGTGAATGTTGATAATTTAAAGAATTTGGGATATTTTTTGAATCTTTTTACAGAAATCGAAAGTAAAATAAAGATAATTTTTCCAATTCATCCTCGGACTCAAAAAATTCTTGAATTAGAAGATTGTGGAATCAAAGATTTGGGAATTATTAAGCCTCTTGGTTATTTTGATTTTTTAGCTTTAATTTCTCAAGCTAAGATTGTTTTGACAGATAGTGGAGGTATTCAAGAAGAAACTACATTTTTGGGGATTCCATGTTTAACATTACGGAAAAATACTGAACGACCAATTACTATTACTCAGGGAACGAATGTTCTTTGTGATAATAAGGAAAAAACATTAAAGGAGATCAATAAAATTTTAAAGGGAAAATATAAGAAGGGTCGAGTTCCTGAGTTATGGGATGGCAAGACTGCCAAAAGAATTGTGAAAATTTTAAGAAAAAAACAATGAGTCCTGTTAATTATATAGATTACAAAACTTCTTGGGATGATTGGGCTAAAGCCCATCCTGAGATTATAAATAGGAAGAGAAAATTGATTTTAAGAAATGGTCAATCGCCTGGAGATTTAGTTGTTTGGACAAGAGCAGTTGGTGATTTGGCTATGAGTTATCCGAATTATGAGATAGCAATAGAATGTCCAGCGATGGAAGTTTTTGAAAATTCTCCCCATATAACTCAGTTGGATAAAAATGATCCAGAGGTAGAAGTTTTTAATATTGATTACCCAGAAATCCATGTTTCTGGTTGGAATGGATTGCATTTTTCTGATGCTTGGAGACATGATATGGAAAAGAAGCTTGGAGTACCTATTAAGAAAACAGGGATAAGGCCTGAATTGTGGATTTCGGATGAAGAAAAGGGATGGTGGAATCAGGTTCATTGCGAATTTAATGATGATTGCCAATTTTGGGTTTTGAATGCTGGTCGCAAGCAAGATAATGCACTTAAACAATATCATAGATGGCAAGAAGTAGTTGATTTGTTTAATGAGCGATTTAAGGGAAAAGTGAAAATAGTTCAAATTGGTCACAAGGACCATATTCATCCTCAATTAAAAGGAGTTCTAAATTTAATTGGTAAAACTGATTTACGTCAGTTGATTAGATTAATTTACCATGCAGATGGGACAGTTGGACCTATATCACTACAGTTTGTAGCATCAGCAGCATTTGGACAACCTGCGGTTTGTGTTGCTGGAGGCAAAGAAGGTCCAAGGTGGCAGTCGTATAATTGGATTCGTTTTTTGACAAATGTTGGAAGTTGTCCCCATGCGGAATTTGACGGATGTTGGTTGGGTGGTGAAAAGGGTAAATGTCCTAATCTTGTTGAAATAAATGGCGAAGAAGTCCCACGATGTTTTGAGACAATTAAGCCTTCTCATATTGCAGATGCAATGATTTCTTATTATGATGGTGGGAAAATTAAATTACTTACTGATAAAAAACATGAAGAATCTAAATAAAATAAAAAAAATAGGAGTTATAGGTTCAGAGGGTTATGTTGGCAAAGCTCAAGTTCTTTTTTGGAGTTCTAATGATCTTTATTCAGTCTTTCGCTATGATATCTCTTTTGATTCCAATTCTAAAGAAGAAATTAATCGTTGCGATCTTGCAGTTGTTTGTGTACCTACACTTTCAAAAGAAGATGGTTCTTGTGATATTTCAATAGTAGAAGAGGTTATTTCTTGGTTAGATGTTCCAGTAATTATAATTAAATCTACAGTCCCTCCTGGAACTATAGATATGTTAATTAAAAAATATCATAAA